GAATTCCACGACGGCGTAGACCTGGCAGCGGCAAGCGGCGCACCAATCCTCGCGTTCGGCCCCGGCACGGTCACGAAGTCCGGTTGGTACGGCGGTTACGGCAACTACATCAGCATTGACCACGGCGGCGGTCTGATGAGCTTCTACGGGCACGCCTCGGCGCTCTACGTCAAGCAGGGTGCGAAAGTCACCGCCGGCCAGAAAATCGCGGCCGTTGGTACAACTGGCAGCTCGACTGGCTGTCACCTGCATTTCGGTATGCACAAGAACGGCAGCAGCGTCAATCCGCTGAACTATGTTTCCTCGGGTGATACGCTTGCCAAGTATTCCGGCGCGAAGTCGGGCGGCACGGCAACGAACACTGTAAAGGCGTTGTTCACGGCATACTATCCGGCGAATAATGCCATGGAGGGCGGTTTTCTTGACGCACTCGGTAACAAGTTAGACCCGTCCAAGCATACCTGTGCTGCACCGCCAAGCGTACCGTTTGGTACTAAGGTTACAGTGCAGGGCACAGGTACTGCGCTTGACGGCGTGACCTACACCGTCAATGACCGCGGCGGCATGATTCAAATTGAGGGCGGCGTGTACCACTTCGATTTGCTCATGTCCTCGAACGCTGAATGCAACCGCTGGGGTAAGAAGTATGGCAAAGCCGTCATCGGCGGCTCGGGCGGCTCGTCCGGCTCGACCTCTTCGGGCAGTGCAAGCACCGAGAAAGAGAAGAAGGACATCACGACTGTTGTCGTCAAGTCCGTCACCGGCGCGGCGGGTACGCGCAAGGAGATCCTGCGGGATGTGCCGTCCTGCCAGATGCCGGGTGCGGAGCTGATCATCCAGAACAGGAACGGTCAGCTTCAGCAGCCGATGATCGAGGGCGACATCGTGTGGGAAACCACCCGCAGCGGTTCGGCATCCTCGCTGACGTTTACGGTCGTCAAGGATGATACCCTCAATTTTCACGAGGGCAATCCTGTGTCGTTCCGAATGTGTTCTACGGATACGTCTTTAAGAAGTCGCGCTCAGACAATCGGCTGATTAAGGTCACGGCCTACGACCAGCTGCGGTACTTCAAGAACAAGGACACCATCAGCTATACGAACAAGACCTATGCCGATGTGCTGAAAATGCTGGCTGCGGACTACGGTTTGAAGGTCGGTACTGTCGCGGACACCAAGTACAAGATTCCGCAGCGCATCGAGGAGGGGACGCTCTTTGATATGCTCGGCAATGCCAGTGATTTGACCATCATCAACACCGGCAAGGTGTATGTGCTCTACGACGATTTCGGCAAGTTATGCCTCAAACCCTACGAGAGCCTGCTCCTGCCGCTCTACATCGACGAGGACACGGCGCAGGGTTACAGCTACACGTCCTCGATTGACAGCGACGTGTATAACCGCATCAAGCTGGCGTGGGACAACGATGAAACCGGCGTCAGAGAGGTTCATGTGATGAACAATACCGCCAGCCAGAGCAAATGGGGCACGCTCCAGTATTATGAAAAGCTGGATAATGCCCTCAACACCGCCGATTTGCAGACTAAGGCCAAGGCGCTGATGAAATACTACAACGTTATTCACCGCGAGTTGACCATGCAGAAGGTGTTCGGGGATGTTCGGGCGCGTGCCGGTACTTCGGTTTGTGTCGGCATGGGCCTGGGTGACATCAACATCAAGAACTATATGTGTGTGGAGAAAGCCAAACACACGTTCAGCAACGGCCTGTACACGATGGATTTGTACCTGAGCGGAATTCGAGGTGAGTTTAGTGCCTGATATGCAGCGTTTTATCAACACGTTAAAGCAGATTTCGGCGAATGAGCGTCAAGCCGCTTTGCCGATGACAATCTGCTTCGGCAAGGTGATTGCACTCTCGCCGTTCTGTGTGCAGATCGACCAGAAACTTGTACTCACCAAGGAGTTTTTCAT